ATGTGGAGAAGACAACCGCAGAATATCAACAAAGTACATTTAAAAAAAATCTTCCTAAATATATAGAATTGTCAAGCTGGATACTATGGTTCCCTGATCTTTTTTTAGATTTAATAAAACCACAAGAAGGTGGAATAAATATTCATTTTGACCAAAGAATATTTCTACGTTGTGCAACTAGATTCTTTTCTTTGTATGGGTGTTTTCCTAGAGGGTGGGGAAAAACATGGAGTGAAATAATTGCAATGTTTATTATTGCAATTAGATATCCCAATATAGCATTAAGCCTTACAGCACAAACGAAAGATAGTGCTGCCGAATTATTAAAAGATAAGATAACTGAAATTTTAAGGCAATACCCCATGCTTGAAAACGAGATTGCTAAAACAAGATTTAATCGTGGTGACGCAGAGGTGTTTTTTAAAAATGGTGCAACCATAGATAATTTGGCAAACTCTCAATTATCGAAAGGGCAAAGAAGAAAGAGGATTAACATTGAAGAAGCTGCATTATTAGATAATGTACTTTTCGAGGATGCCTTAAAGCCAATTGTAGAAGTTTCTAGGTATACAAGTGGAAAACTGTCTATTGTGAATCCAGAGGAGTTGAATCAACAGATTCACTTCTTTACCACACCCGGATGGAAGGGTAGCGATGAGCATGATAGAAATATAACCATGATTAAAAGAATGGTTGATTTAAAAGGCGAAATTGTATTGGGTTCAGATTGGATGCTTGGATGTTGGTACGGGAGAGGATCATCTAAAAGCCAAATACTCAACAAGAAAAAAGATATGTCATTTATTGCTTTTGACCAAAACTATGGCGGTAAATGGACAGGCTCAAGCACGAACTCATTGGTCAATATAAATAAGCTATTAAGTTGTAGGACATTAGAAGAACCAATCTTTGAAACAGAGGCAGAAAAAGATGAGTATTATATTGCGGTTGACGTTGCGAGGTCGCAGAGTACCAATAACAATCAATCGTCATTAGTGGTCGGTAAAGTTATTAGAGATAAGAGTACCAATAGAATTATAAATATAGATATTGTAAATATAATCAATATACCTAATATTTTAAACTTTACGGAACAAGCAATAATAGTAAAAAAAACTGCAAACAAATACTTGGCTAGAAAAGTCGTAGTTGATGGAAATGGTTTGGGTAGTGGTTTAGTGGATGAGCTTTTAAAAGATACAACTGACCCTATTTCCAAAAAATCGCTAGGATGCTGGGCAACAATCAACACCGACAACAAGCCTGAAGTTTCTAATGCTAAAAAATGTGTTTTTGATTTAAAAGCACAGGGTATTCAAAGTAGAATTATTACAACATTTATAGATATGGTTGATAGTCAAAGGCTTAGATTATTGGCAAAAAAACATGATAGCGAATTTAGCAGCTATGATAAGGCTGAATTTGAAAACAAGATACTTCCATTTATTCAGACCGATTTGTTGTTTGAAGAAGTTGGAAATCTCAAATTAAAACATTTACCTAGTGGTGCATTAACCGTAGAGAAGGTTGTTAAAAAGTTGGACAAAGATAGATATTCAGCTTTAGCGTATTTATTATACTACATTAACGAATATGAGTCACACATAAAGACTGAAAGAAATAAATTTGAACCGTCTTCAATGTTTGAATTTAGACAACCTAAAATTCGTTCAGTATAAAAGAAAGGAGGTTATATATTGGCAACTAAAAAAACAAACAAATCAACCCCCCAAAATAAGCCTATCTCCACTACCCCGCCTAAAAAAGAATTTGATTTATCTAATATGCTTAATTTTGCAAAGTTGAGTAAATTGATTCTACGAGATTTAGAAAAAAATAATAAAATTCAAACCTTCTTTTCTAAATATACAAAAGCAGACATTATAAAGTATTTAAAGAATCCAGAATTAAATGCAAAACAACTACGTGACATATCTATATATCTTTACAATGCAAGCAGCCACTATAAACGATTAATTCTTTATTTTGCAAGAATGCTATTATTTTATTATATTGTTGTACCTTTTCGCATTGATATCGAAAAGGTAGATAAAAATAAATTTAAAAATCAGTATAAAAAGATTTTAGATTTATTGGAAAACATGAATTTACAACATGAGTTTATTAAAATAACGACGACTATATTGAGGGAAGATATATTTTATGGATATGAATATTCGACCAAGGATTCATATTTTATTCAAAAATTAAATCCAGATTATTGTCAGATAAGCTCTATAGAAGACGGATGTTTTAATTTTGCATTTGATTTTAATTATTTTAAAACATACCCTGAAAAATTAAAGCAATATGGTGAAGAGTTTGAAGAAAAATATAATATTTATAAGGCTAATAGTGAATTACGTTGGCAAGAATTAGATTCCAAGAGAACCATATGCATTAAGATGTCAGAAGATATTGAATTTCCAGTTCCGTTTTTTGTAGGCGTTTTAGAATCTTTATACGATATTGAAGATTTCAAGGCTCTCAAAAAGGCTAAGACTGAAATTGGCAATTATAAAATGTTATCCCTACAAATACCGTTTGATAAAGAAACCGGAGATTTTCTAATTGATTTAGATATTGCCAAAGAGTATTATCGTCAAATGGGGTCGGTGTTGCCGGAAAACATTGGACTCGTTCTTTCGCCTATGGATATTAAAGATTTCGATTTTGAAAAAGATAAAGCAGATCAAGATAATGTTTCTGATGCTGTCAGAGATTATTATAGTAGTGCTGGTGTTTCGGATTTATTATTTAATTCAGAAAAATCAAGTTCAAATTCTTTAAAATTATCTATTGATAATGATTCTTCAATAATGTTTGCAGTTCTCAGGTCTTTAGAGCGTTGGGTAAATCGGAAAATTAAACAAGAGAGTGGTGTAATAAAATTTAAATGTTTATTCTTGGATATAACCAAATATAATCAAAAAGAATTTTATGAGAATTGTTTAAAAGGTTCTCAAGCATCTCTACCTATGAAAACTATGTCATGTGTGTCTATGGGAATATCTCAAAGTGATATGACAGGATTAAATTTTCTTGAAACTGAAATTCTTGAAATACAAGATAAATTTATTCCGCTTCAAAGTTCACATACACAATCTGCCGACGATGGAGGTAGACCAAGTAATTCTGATAAAGATTTGCCCGTAGAAAAAGGAACAGAAGAACAACAAGAAAACGGTAGTAATGAAGACAGATAATTAAACAAAACTCAAACTAGACACTTTAAGGTGTCTTTTTTAATGGGGTGAAAAATGTGAAATTTATTAAAGTTTTAAATCCAATTAAAGCTAAACAGCTTGAAAATTTGGGGTTTAAATATACACTAGAGAAATTTAATGGAGAAGATTTATTTGTATTTCAAATTACTGATGAATTGGTAAAACAAGTACAATCAACATTTTCAAAGAACGATTTCTTTATTGATAAAACTATGAACTTTTAGACTGCCAACAGAAAGGAGGTATTTATGCAGAATAAAACATTATCTTTTAGCTATGTAGCTAAACCAATTTCATATGAGAAAATTAATGATAAATTTACAAGGATGAAGTGTTATGTGCTGGCGTTGGGTAAAAATCGAAATTTTTCTCATATAAGTAAAGAAGCTGTTGATTCAGCACTTCCTTCTTTGGCACTAGTTCCTGTTGTAGCACACCTTCAGAGAAAAGACAACGGAGAATTTTATATCGGATCACATGATCGTCAAATAGTTATAGAAGATAATCAAATTTATTTAAATGATTTAACTGTACCTTTTGGCGTAGTTGAACAAAATTTTGAATCTGAATATGTAGACGTAACAGAATCAGATGGAACAATTGCAACCTATCTAACATGTAGTCTCATTGTATGGTCTGGACGATATGAAGGAATTATGGATGCAATATATTCTGATGAAATTTATTTCGGTCAGAGCATGGAAATTATTCCAGAAGTTGTTGAGCCATTGAAATCAGATACGAGATATCAGGATATAAAAGAGTTTTCGTTTTCGGCTTTGTGTCTGCTTGGAAAATCAGATGACGAGTTGTACCATAGTGAACCGTGTTTCCCTTCTGCCCGTGTTGAACCAATTCAGTACGAGTTAGATCAAAATAAATTTAAAGAAGAATTTTCATTAATGTTAAGTGAGTTAAAACAACTTGCTTTTTCTTTTGAAGGAAACAATTTAAAAGAAGGAGGTAAAGAAGAATTGGATGAAAAATTAGAACTTATTGCGAAATATAATCTTACAGTTGAATCATTAGATTTTAATATAGAAGATTTTTCGCTAGAAGAATTAGAAGAAAAACTTAAAGAGTTTTCTGAGAATGAACCAGACGTTAAACCTGAAACAGTTGAATTTTCTGCTACATATCGTCAAAAGCGTGAAGCGTTAGGAAATGCGCTTGATCCTAAAATTGAAAAAGATGCAGACGGAAATTTAATTTACGAAGAGTATTATTGGGTTTCGGATTTCGACGATGAAATGGTTTATGTAGAAAGGTCAATTTGGACACCGGATAATTATGAAAATAAATATGGTAGATACTCTTATACATTTGATAGCGAAAATCTGACCGCTACAATTACTGGTGAATTTGAAGAAATGGTTCTTACATGGTTGACAATTGAAGAAAATCAGAAAATTCAAGATGAAAGAACTACTATGTCTGAAAACTATGAAAAGTTGACAAAAGAATTTGAGGACTATAAGTTAAATTATTCTACACCTAATACAGAAGTAGAAGAACTTAAAAATTATCAAATTAAGATTCAGGAAGAAGAAAGAGAAAATGCAGAAACAGAAATCTTCACCAAGTTTGATAAACAACTTGCGGGAGTCGAAGAATATGAAACCCTCAAGACAAATTCAAAAGAATATGACTTAGAAACACTTAGCGATAGGTGTTTTTCTATTTTAGGCAGAAAAACAGCTAATTTTACAGTTGTAAAACCAAAAGAAA